CTATATGTAGGATCAGTAATGATTTCCATCACACCGTCCATAAACGCGCCGCCAAGGCCCTCTTTATACGTCACATAAAGGTTAGAACGCTCTGTATCCCTCGCACAATGCCATGAGGTATACATAGTCATAAGTTGGGACTTTCCGACGCGCGCGGGCATATGCACAAATAACTCGTCTAACTTCCCATCCTCAAGGGCCTGCAACTTCTCTGTTACCATTCGCAGAGGGTTTACCCTCGGTTCATAGAATCTCTCCTTTTTCGGCCTATCTCGTTCCACATAAAGCATAAAAGAATCGAGTAAATGCCTACTCTCTGCTAAAAGAACCTCATAATACCAATTTATATAGTCTAAATTCTCTTTATTCTCTTGCGCCCACGCCTCTAATAGGTCAAAGTTACCATTAGTCACACCATGAATAAGTTCTTCTATATAGCCCTTTACAAGCGGAGACATCTTCCGACCCAGGGTTATATCCTTTTCCACTAAATAGGTCACTTTTACGGCCTCTACGCACGCTTTAACGAACTCCTCATACGCACTCTGGCTGAATTTATTCTTTGTCAAAGTGTTATCGTGGTATCCTATGTAGTTTTCCCATGTATCTAACAGTTCTGACATACTTTCACCTAAAAGGGCGGCCAATCGCCGCCCCGATCAAAGGAAGATACCGGTTATCCGGCTGTCCTATTAGGACTCTATTTACCTGTGCTGCCGAATCCACCCTCACCCCGGTCTGTATCTGCAAAAGAATCTACATCCACAAGGACAGGTCTCTCACACGGCATGAATATTATCTGTACTACTTTATCCCCGGCAATAAACTCATAATCCTCATCTCCCATATTATAGAGTTTTGCCACGATAGACCCCGTATAGCCTGCATCTATCGTGCCTCCCAAGGATACAATGTCATGTTTTACGTTAAGTCCCGACTTACTCTCTAATTTCCCGTAATACCCTACCGGAATTTCCATATGCACCCCGGTATCTATCGTCGCAGAACCATGAGCCGGTATCGTAACATTAAACGGAGTCCGAAGATCAAGTCCTGCATCCGCTTCATGTCCCCGAAGTGGCATAAATGCCCACTCCTCTTTCATGATATTCAAAGTGTCTACACCTCTCATGTAACTTATCGCTATCCCTATTGCCTCATTGATATAATCAACGGCCCTTCCACCGGCCTCTTCTACCTCTTTTATCTTCACAGGACTTGTCATAGGATCAAGCCACTCTATCGCCTCAAGCCTTGTCACGCGCTAACTCCTTACCTAATCTCTCACTCGGCTCCTTCTTGCCGTATAACATATCAAAATAGTCCTTAAACGCATCCTCACCGTATTTATCCATGATATACGCCTCGACTAATCTTCCACTCCTAAACGCAAGCCCAAGTTCATAGTAAGGCGACCGGATCATATTCTTTATCACCGCCAAGTCTGTCTCGGACACCACATACTTCGCTAAAATCTCCTCTGCCTCATGGGTCTCAAGTTCCGATACCTCGGATACCGTCATTCCAGGGCCATATTTACCCATCCGACACCATCCTTCCTTACCTAATCTTATTCCCTTGCTCTCTTCACACTCTCGGCAATACTCCGCTATATCCAGATTAAGTTTACCGTCTATTATCAGCTTATCGCAGTTATCACAACTCATCCTTGTTCTCCCATGAGTTTCTTATATTCCTTCTTCGATACGTTTCTCTTACATTTAAACGTCTCCTGGTCTATAACCAATGGACACTCACTACAATGCACCCTATACATCTCATCCCTCGCGGAATACTTCTTACATATCGCAATCTCTTCTCTGTTCAATTTCAACTTTGCCTGTCTCCTCTATTTCCGCGATATAAGGTGGTTCATCTTTCCAATTTACTCTCTTACCTTCGCAGAATACATCTATCTCTCTGAATATCAGCGCAAAACCATTTTCAGTTCTTTCCATAGCCCACAAGTATTTGAGTATCTCTCCGTTCATACTCGCTTTTACATGACCATCAAGCAATGATATATCTAACCGGTTAGGTCTTATCACTTCCATAGCATCAGCACCGCCTTATCTATCGCTTTCTGCAAGTCTAATCCTTTCTCATGGCACACTTCCTCTAACGCATCCAGGTTTAACTCTGTCTGACCGACAATCTCACCATCCCGGAACGTCACAATTCCTCTCTCAAGTCCCTCGGCAAGTTTATGTATCATATCCCTCGGTTCAATATCCAGGAAACATCCCATCTGACGTAAATTCTCATAATCAGCCATATCATAGGTGTTTACACCCTCACCCTCTGAAACGGTTTGAGTGTTTACACCCTCGGATGCCCCCGATTTTTCATTCCCTGCCCTTTGAGTAGTGTTTACACTATACTCCGTCAGCATCTCTCGTAGGGTAAACCCCTCTGCTTTCAGCCTTTTCTCTATTTCCTCTACCGTCTCTACCGGCAATCTCACCGATACTGTCTTGGTCTTATCTGTCATATGTACCTCGCTAGTGTAAACACCCCCACCGTTCTACCGTGGTTTGGACGGGGGATAGGTGTAAACACCCCTTTAATTTTTGGGAGTAGGGAGGGGTAACCCCCGGCCGCGTGCCCTGGTGCATATAGGGGCCGGGCCTAGTTCCACCGGATCGTGCGCCGTACCTACAAAGAGTTAATAAAACAAATATTTTGTTAACCCAACTTTGCTTTATTTTAGGGCTTTTCAGACGTTTCTATTAAACCGGCATCCGTAAAGCGGGGTAACTGCTGAACCGTACCCGCGTTTATAGTGTTAACGTGTTCTATTTTCTTTTCATCTTGCCAGCCATGTTTATTTTTCAAGAAGAAAATAGCACCCGTGGGATTTTGTCGGCCGTCCGCTAAACGCCTTGAAAGCGCGGACTCTTGGATAGTACGTAGCTTTTTGGCTAAATCTATCTGCGCCGAGGTTAGCGCCTGGCCCGTAGAATCGTAGTTTAGCACGTAAGAATGTGAAACGCCGGCGAAGTATGCGAAGTCGCATATCAAAGCCGGTTTATTGTATATACTGCAAAGGTATGCCCATACGTCTACAAGTTCATTTATAATATGCGGATCGCGTGGAGTGCCGCCTTGAGTCTTTTGTAGTTCTTTATCTATTGTGATTTTCTGCTTGTTTAGGTATTGGCCTATAGACATACAACAAGCAGCCCATACATCTGCCGGGGCTTTTCTCATGTCGTCAACATGATACTCTTGACAATACTCTGAAATTCTATCTTTAATCGCTTGTATAACACCGTCTGAGAGTCCATCAAAGCTATCCGGGATTATTTCGGCGTTAACAGGCCCTTTGTACTCCGGTATGTTTGTTTTTACTCCGATACTATCGGCGGCGGTTTTCCATGTTTCGTCGTCAAAATATCCGTCTAATACGTCCATGATAACGCGCCTGGTGGCGTACCTTTGGTTTAACACGCCGATCATCCGCCCGGCATCGTCTAGTGATATTTCATACCTTTTGGAGATTATATCCGCAACTTTGCGACAATCCGCAACTTTTACATACATAAGACCACCATAGAAAAAGACCCGGACACCTTTACCACTTTACGGTAAAAAGCCCGGGCCTTTATATCCCATACACACTTTTTTATACTACAAATTATATCACAAAAACCCCGATTTTACAAGGTTTTTCGCACTTTTTGCGGATCGTTCGCGCCCGTGATCTTTTGAACCAGGCGCCGCCGTGATCCTTTACTCATGATCTATTGTGTCATGATCCGGCGCTAATACTCCGCATTATAACATACGGATCGCGTCATCCAATGTTATATTGTACTTTTTACATATCTTGTCAAATTGCGCCCGTAAAAAATACGGCTTAAATGACGCGCGATTATAACCATTTTCAACGGCGTTATTATTTATGATCTCTTTGTATTCGTTGATAGTGACATCTCCCTTTTGTTCGAGATAGTCTTTTTTATCGGATCTATATAACACACTTACAACAAAATCATCACCGGAGTCATAATCTGCTTGCATATCTTTTATATTATGCTTTCCGCGTTTAAGTTGGCTTTTGTGTGTTGATATACGCGAATAAAGGTCTAACGTGCTACCAATATATTTTTTATGATTGTTTGTGTTTTCTATACAATAAACAACCGCGCCATGATCTTTTGGAACTTCTATCATTCTTCTAAACTCTCCAATGCCTCCATAACACACTTATTTATAAAGGCGTTCACACTTTCACCCGTGATCGTTTTGATCCGTTCTTTTGTGCCTTTTGGAAGTGTAACGGAGACCCTATCAAAACTATTTTTTATGTACTCGTTTTGTCTTGCATACTGTTTTTTTTGACGTTCTAGCGCCTGGAGCGCTTTCTTTTGTGTGTCTTTATCCATAGCATAAAACCTTTTTATTAAATATAGTACATAATCATATTACACCACAATATATTGTGTGTCAATACCTTTTATTAGTTGTTTTGTTGCGTATTGCATAAATACGTTTATATCATTTTGTGTATCTTGTATATTGCATAAGTAGTATTTATGTAATATAATTACATCATCAAAACAAGTTAACAAAGTCCCTACACCTTGTAAGTACAGATCACGGCCGCGCCTGGCGCCGGTCATGATCTAGGAAAGCCAGGGAGCCGGGAACCACAAAAGAAAGGAAGTAAAGAAAATGGCAGCTATAAACATCTATGAACTCGATTGCAGATATGACAACCGTAAAAGTTTTTACGGCAAGGCGCACGTAATAGACTACGGCAACGGGATCAAGGAATTACAAAGTTATAACACAATAGTAAGTATTTGTAGAAACGGCAAAATTGAGCATCTTGGAAAGTGGAGTCAGACCACAAGCCGCCACCAGAGAGAGTTTGAAAAGCAGTTCGCATATTAAAGAGAGGAGCGCAAAACATGAAATCTTTCACAGACTACGAAAAGAGCGAGGTTAAAAAGGAACTTGAGAAAAAACTTGACTATCACAAGTCATTTTTCGAGGCGTTCGGCAAGATCACCCGCAACTATAAAAAGGACGGCAAGCCCTTTGAAAACCTGGCAAAGAACTTTAACGGATGCACCGTTCAAAATGAAAGTTACGCACTAGCACCCGGCAAAGAACTTGTAATTTGTATCCAGACACAAAAAAACGGATACCAGAGCGAAACAATCAAAAATAAAGAGACTGTACGCTATAGCAACATTACACCAGATGCAAGCCGGATCATAAAAGAGCCTATGCTAGAGCCTTACTTTTATCTTACAGTTGACGAACTCGAAACCCGGATAAACGAGCAAAAAGCATACCACGCGCGCCGCGTTGACGAACTCGAAAAGGCAATAAAAGAGAATGACCGCGACAACGCAACCGCGGAGCAACTGCTTGCTAGTATTTACAAAACACTTGAAAGTGTAAACCCCGACGCGGCAAGCATATACAAAGAAAAGTTACTCCGTAAAATTTACTAACCCGCCGGAGAGGATCACCGCCGGCCCGATACCGGCGGCGGGTTTTACCTATAAACTAGCACGAAAGGAGCGCACATTGTATGAGATAGTGCAAACGGCGCGCGGTTTCAAAGTCCGCAAGCCTTACGCCTATAAGAACGGCCGCCCGGATAGGTGGCTATACCTTGAAAGCCGTTATAAAGGCGCTGAAAAATGGGTATTAGATTATTTATACGCCCGGACATACACCAAAGTCGGAGCGGAGCGCATTATAAAGTTATTAGAGAGGAGATAAAAACCATGAAAAGACGTTTTAATAATATCAATAGTCTTTATGACTATATCGAGAGACAGGCAAAGAGAACTATTAAGTTCTACTATACCGATTATAAGAATTATGACCGCCCGCGCCTTATGACGTTCGCATATGACCAGGAGCCGGAAGTGTATTTGATTTTGAGGAAGTGCGGGAGCTACATTTACACCGCCGCCGAACTGCTTGACCCCGGATATGATTTTCCGGCGTATGTTATGGACTACTATACAAGCGACGAAAGCGCGAAATATTATAAGTTAAACATGAAAACATTGACAGTTGAAACGATCCCGGCCGGGCTGCCCTCTGAAATCAGAGCGGAGCGCGCCCGCCTTGAGAGGTTAGCAGCTTAAAACAGTAAAGAAAGGAAGTGCAAACAATGGGAGCTATCAATTATGGAACTAGCGATTATATCACACTAGGCATTGAGCCGTATGACCCAAACGATTATATAAAAGACTCTGATTTTATGGACTTTATCAAAGAAGAGTGGAACGTTGACACGGACAACGAAAGCGAGGTATTAAGCGCCGTATATGACCAAATAAGCGAGGACTACAATTGTGACTATGAGAACGCAAAAACCGCGTTAAACAAGTACGATTTTAATCTTTTTACCATATCCATAGAACCCGGATATTATGAGGGCTTTTATATCAATATAAAGTTAGACGTATGGTATTTTGACGACTACACCGAAAAAATGAAAGCACAAAAGGAAGTTACAAAAATCCGCGCCTTTTTGGAAGAAGCCGCCGGCATGGGCTTTGTAGAATGTAGTCCGGGCTGGTGTACCACATTTTATGACTATAACGCCACAATGGACGGTATAGCGGACGCAATAAAAGAAATGCGCCTGGATGTAAAGGACACGCCGACATACTATCAAACGCAAGTTATGAAACACGGCGGAAAAGTCGCATAGAAAGGAGCCGAAAAGCATGATCGAAGTTGAATTTATCACGGGCAAGCACGTTGTCTATACAAAAGCAGTTTTGCGCTTGCTTATGAATGATAGCGAAGTGATACATATACTTGACCTTGAAACCGGGGAATTATTGAAGTAAAAACCCGATCCCGGACGGAGAACGGCAACGGCGGAGCGACACCGCCGCCGGGATATCAGGCAAACGCCTATAAAATAGCATACAGGAACGGCACAACCGCCGGAGACCGAACCAAGGGAACCCCCCGGACATAGGCAACCCAGGCGCGCGGAGCCGTTCCGATGGAACTATTATATCATAGGCAAGCCACACAACCGCATAGAAGCCCATATAAGGCATTATAACGTGTTATAGGGTTATATATGCAAAGGAACCATAAACCACCGTAAAAAGGCTTATAAGAGCCGGAAAGGACACGCAAAACATGAAAGCTATTTTGAATTATTGCATAGCATACCACGAAAACGGCAAAGATCACGACGAAATTTATTTTAGTAAGTTGTCACTTGTGAAAGCCTACATTGATTTGTTAGGCAGCCGGCGTGATATCTCATCACTAAAGTGTTACCAATGGGAAGGGAAAAAGAATCCCACGCGGAAAGACATAACAAACGCGATAAACCTATTTTTGTATAGATAAACCGCGCCGGATATGGTATAATATAACCGCATATCATGACCATATCATACAAGCCCGTATAAGGCTTTTAAAGCGCCTTTTATATCATAAAGGCATAAACCCACAACGAACCATTAAAAGCCCGTAAAAAGGCTATATCAGAGCCACAAACGCACGCTAAACGCACGCGCGCATTATGCCCGGAGATTTTAACGCACGAAAGTGTTTTTTTTCAAAACATCCATGATTTTTAACACTTTCCGGGCGATCCAAAAAAACATAGTATTTTGGTTGAGGTTTTCGGAGCGCCGGGAAAAATCCACGGCAGCCCAAAATCCAGGGATACCGGGGGATATCAAAATCTGTTGCAATCCCCGGAGCGAAAAAATTTTGAAAGGATAATATTATGGCATCAAATTTAACTCATTTATGGAAAATAGGACAGCCCGTCGTTGCAATAATTGACGGTGAAAAGCTAAAAGGCAAAATCAAGGAAACCTATCCGGATCATGTTTTAGTTGATATCCCCGGATATACAGACCGCGCATGGTTTGAACCAGGTTTTAACCTTGAATACCTTTATCCGGCATATAATTTTTAGAAAGGAGAATGTTATGTTTTGTAGTATGAATATACCCTTATCAGACGATCCCGAAAAGGCTTTTAACGACATTATCGATACCTTTATGGGAGAATACTCCGTGACTATGCGCAAGGACGAAATGACCGCCCTCGGAGAGTGGACACGTTATATTTTCAGTACAAAGCCACTTTACACCCGTACTGCCTGGATAGAGGATGAAAACGGCAACATCACAGACTATTTTATACAAACGTCACCGGAAACAATGATCCATAGAACCGTATAGAAAGGAGCCTAAACAATGGGAGCATATGAGACAAGAGCATTATCCAATGCAGAGACAAAAGAGCTGATAAACCTTATCAGAGAGGGCTATAGCGTTCATAGACCTAACCCACAGATAGCGTTTATCCTTATCCTTGAGAACAATCTAGGCTGCCGTATCGGGGATATAGTATCACTCCGCACCGACTCATTTATAAATGATGGTGGCATATGGAAAATAGACATATCCGAGCAGAAAACCGGCAAGCGCCGCACGTTTATCGTAGCGCCCCCGGTTATGAAGCTAATAAATAAATGGATAAAGCAAAACGACATACTGCCGGGAGATCGTCTATTTGATATCAAAGCGCCCGCCGTATGGAAAGCACTCCGAGCAGCCACGGAATACCTTGAAATGGAAAACGTCTCCACACACTCGCTTCGGAAAAATGCCGCTAATAGGATATATAGTGCCACCGGCCACGACATAGAAGCCGTTGCTACTTTCCTAAACCACGCGGATATCAGATGCACCAGGCGATACATAAAGCGATCATCCGACCAAATGGAAAAGGCAATCCTTGCAAGCACGCAAATTGTGTGAAAATCATGTTAGTTGTCAATTTAATGGGTTGTTTTGCGAGATTTCCGCAAAATCCCACACTAAAATGCAAAAATCGGGAGTTTTGGTGAAAATAGTGTTTTGATTACACTTTTTCCCACTCCCGATTTTTTCCGCTGACACGGCAATTTTGGCTATCCCGGGGGATATCAAAATCTGATGCACCTGGGCCAAGAAAAATTTTTCATGCAATAATCTTACAGAAAAAATTAGTCCCTAATCTCGACCGGCAATCTGTAATAGATATCCACTTTCTGCACACAGAAGTTATACTTCCCGTTTGTCAGAACTACGGTATTCCAATAGCAATCTACCACCGTATACTCTGTTGGTTTATCGGCCTTATCCCTTATCAGAATCTTATCCCCAGGATTGTACCAAACCTCTTTGTTTATCTCCCATATAGGTTTGGGTTCCATTTACTCTCCCTCTTCTTCACTTCCATGAAGGGCTTCTAACATTTCAGCCGTTATGCCTGCGTTTTGAGCATCGGACACAAACTTACTAACGGCATCCGTGATACTATCGAAAAGCGTTCTGTTTGCTCTAATCTCCTCTGCGTCGCAATCAATCATGATTATCTTCATTTTTTTACCTCCCAACCTCCGTCATTCTACAGCCACAATGCGGACAGTACATTGTCTTGTCGTCCGTTTCCAATGGCAAGTCACTCATAAAGCGCCTCCTTTGATATCTCAAACACCCTTACGCCTTTGTAAACAAAGGAATACTCATAATCGTAGTCCATTCCTCTGTTGTCCTCACATTCAAGCGTTATCCCAAGTACGTCCGCAATATGCTCTATGCCCGAATAGATGTGAAGCTGTAATCTAGGTTCCCACCCACAAAGGTCTACTGTATTCTCGTACTCGCCATCTACAAGCCTGCCCCATACAAGAGGGTAGTCATCCATGGACTTTTTAATTTCCGCTATCTGCTTTACGGCTTCTATTCTTTCGTCAAGCCACGCCTGCATGAGTTCTTTTGTGACCTGTCCAAAATCCTCGTCGCGGTCATATGCCGCCCTGTATTCTTCTAACGTCATACTCAATCCTCCAAATCTGCTAATGCGTCAAGCCACGCATCATCACTATAAAAATCCCTTTTCAATACCACTTTTCCGAACTGCCCACCACAGATATAGCAGAAGCAATCCGACATCACATACCGCCTTGCAAGAGTGCAACCACAATGAGGACAACTGATCGTGTCATACTTTTCGTTATAGTTGTCATCCATAACATTTTTAGGCTTTGCTTTTCTGTTGTCGTACCTCATACCTTTTATCCCCCGAACATATATAGTCTATTGATACACCTACTACACTCTGCCATTGCCTCACCCTCTTAACTTTACTGTGCCAACACATAGCCAATCTATGCCGATACAATTCAGACCGGTACTTTGTCATGCTTTGTTCTGCCCACGCAATTTCACTCTATGCTTTGCCCTTACGGTTCGGATCGTCACGTCTCCATACTTCGCCTTTGCAGTTACACTCCTCGCTCATCCATGCCGTTGCTTTGCAAATCACATCTCTGCCTTACCTTGCCTATACGGAACCTCGCCTTGCCTGGCCAACACTTCGCCTCGGCTTGCACATCCTCTGCGTCAACAATCTACTCAATGCCAAAACTCATCTTGTCCGCGCTTTGCCAATGCTCTACTCCGCAGCGCTTTGCCCTACTTTGCCTTCACGTATCTGCTCCTTGCCCATGCTCTACGAGTCACCACTTTGCTCTGCCTTCGCCGATCATCTCTAAACTATGCCTTTGCTTTACTTAACCAAACAATGCCTTAACAAAACTCATCCTCGCATTACCTCCGCGGAACCGGTCACAACTTCGCCTCTGCTCAACGTATCCGCGCCGCACCTTTCTCTGCCAACACTTTACTTCACTATGCCATCGCCCAACGCATCTTTGCCGCACTTTGCCATTGCCCAACGTTTCCACGCCTCGCCTTGCCTATACATGGCCACTCCTCGCCTTGCCAATGCCACGCATATCTTTGCAATTCCTACGCGCTACATACTAAACTGTGCCTTTACCACGCGGTTCTAATCTTTTCCATGCCATTGCCAAGACATTACCATGCTCCGCCGTTGCTTAATGTCTTACGCGCTCCCATGTGAAACGGCCATGAGAAGCATTGCGCCATTGACCGATACCGTTGAACTTTCCGAAGTCAAGCCAATCTTCCACGTATGACGCTAACTTATCCTCAAGTATCTGGATAGTGAACTCTACCGTTGATCCTGCCGGTACTGTCTCGCTATTAGCAAGCGCAACCCTCTCACCTTGCATAGTCTGGGCGCGAAGCGGTCTCTGACAGTTTCCCATCTCCTTACCCTCTGGAAGAACAAAAGGTATCTTGCGCTCTGCAACGAATACAAGAAGGTCAATCTTTTTCTTGTAGGCCGCGAGTTTCTTATCTCCACCCATATATGAGCCTGCCTGTGCTGCGCTCTTGAAAAATCCTCTGATTTGGTAGTCCCACAAGAAGGGATTTCCGTTCTCGTCTTTAGGGAATACCGTCATGGACTTTTCTACTTCCTTTTCCACTCCGATAGCCTCGATCTCCTCTTTTCTGCTAGGAGCATCCGGCGCGTTGCTTGCGATAAACTCCTCATGGATGTTAGGGTTTGCATTAGCTGTCCCAAGTACGTCCTCTGTGAATGTTAACTTAACTCTCATTTCCTTCATGATACACACTCCTTTATCCTATACCTATTTGTGCTTTCAAGTGCCTTGTTAAGACACATACGGCACATACACTTTCCGGTTTCTACTTTCCGGGTTTTACACTTCGGGCATATGCCCTCTCTTATCAGATTTCTGCGCTCTAAAGCCTTGTCTATGCTCTTTTTGCGCTTATCTTCTAACCTCTTACGTGCTTTCATATCTGCAACGATCTTTTTATCCAACTCATAAAGCCGTTTCTCTTTCGGAGTCATGCCGAAAGTCTTGTCTTTACGTTTCGGACACCAATAAGGTGAACTTACTGTATTGTTCTTGACCTGGCGCATCTCCGCACCACAGTAGAACACCTTATCTGCATTAGCCCCCTTTAAGGACTTGAAAAACTTGCATTTTGAACATTTTGGGTCATTCTCCTTTCTCTTTTTGGCTAGTTCCTTACCATGCTCCTCATAGTATTTTTTGTTTCTCTCTTTACGCTTTTCAGCTTCATAATCTACAATGCAATCATCATAGATACAGTTAAAACAATCTCCGTTACACTTCATAATTTCACCGTGAACAAATTCAGATTTCCGCCCTTTGTCGTGCATCTCTCGCAAACCGTTATAGTCTAAAAACGCTTGACACTCCCCATATCTAAAGACAGGGGATTCTTGCTTCATCCACTACTGCGCTGACCTAAAAGGTTCAACGTCTTACATTGTGTCCACAAGCGTATATTCGGGTATGCCCTACCCTATTTGCCACTATCTTGGGCTAGTGACAGCCCCTTGTTTAAGATATTTATGCTTGCGTTATAATCTCTGTCATGCTTTGTATGGCAGAATGGACACTCCCATTCTCTTACCCACAAATTTTTTACCATTGGATTACCTTGACCGCATTTGCTACAAGTCTGGCTACTAGGATAAAACGTAGGTACTCTTATTATCGTGTTCCCATACCATGTAGCCTTATATTCAAGCATTGTGAAAAACTTACTCCATGAAACACTTGATATTGCCCTTGCTAATCTATGATTGCGTATCATTCCTTTTATGTTCAAATCCTCTATGCAGATTGTTTGGTTTTCACGCACTAGCCTAGTGGATTCTTTCTGTAGGAAATCATTACGCTGATTAGTTACCTTTTCATGGACTCTTGCAACTCTTATTCTTTGCTTGTTTCTATTCTTTGAGCCTTTTTGTTTTCTTGAAAGTCTGCGTTGTTCACGTTTTAATTTCTTTGCTGACTTTTCAAGGTACTTAGGATTATCAGTTTTGTTACCATTACTGTCTGTGTAGAACTCTTTAAGTCCTACATCTATTCCGATTGAATTACCATTGTTCTGCTTAAACTCTGGCTCAAAGTCTACATTTAGTACCGCAAAATATTTTCCTGTTGGTGTTTTCTCAATAGTCACATTGTTGATATGTCCTACTTCCATTGATTGTTTTGCCTTTACATATCCCAATTTGGGAAGTTTGAGATAATTGCCTACAATACGGATATTATTGCCTTGATTTAAAGTCCTATATGATTGATGAATATTATGCTTACTCTTAAACTGTGGAAACTTCGTTCTTTTCTTAAAGAAATTCTGATACGCTCTATCTAAATCTCTTAATGATTGTTGAAGTGCAATAGAATCAACTAATTTAAGGAAACTAAAGTTATCATCGCTCTTTAAGTTTGTCAGCATAGCAGATGTTTGAGTGTAGTTAGCTTTTTCACCATTCTTATAGGCTTTATCTCGCATATCTAATCCTTTGTTGTAGATTAGTCGGCAACAACCAAAAGTCTGCAATATTAAGTTTTCCTGCTCTTTATTAGGATATATCCTAAACTTAATGCCTTTGTTCATTGACTAATCCTTTACTTATTAGCTTCGGTCGCTTATATCCCCATGGCTAAAGCAAGGGGTTTTACGCTCTTACTGATAATCGCACTTATCGCAGTTATTACTCTGGCACATCCGCTTTATAGCGTCCATGTGTTTGACCATGCTTACGTTCAATCTGCCCTCCTTTCTCCCCTCCGAAGAGGGGATATCTTTGGCTTTTGATGAGATAGAGTTGTGGTATATAGTTCTCATGGTTAAGCCTGCTGCAATCAGTTTCTTTTATCCTTCCGGACGGGAATTTCGACCCTTATGTTTAGAAAGTTTGCCAAGGGTTTTAGACCTATTACGTCTAGCCTTTGACTCCTTTACTAAATCACGAATTAACACTTCTCTGTCTTTCGCTTTTTTAGCGACTTTCTTTTCCTCGGTCTCCGCAAGCCAATTAGCCACCCGATAAACACATCTATCCTGGCATCCTGGCTCTCTGTCCTTACACTCCAAACACCTACCACTCATGAGTTTAACATCTTTCTTAAATACTCTTTTAAGTTTGTATTATCCCTCGGTTTTAAGCCCTCTAGCCTGCGTGCTTCGTAGTTCAGATACACATCCACCATAGCAACCACAAGCCATCTGTCTGCTTCGTCTGCATCACGATACTTTTCCGAGAACTTCACGCACTCGTCATAGATCGTGTCATAGAACTTATCCGTGTTCTCTTCTTTAGGCACATTAGCCTTTACGATCTGCCACCAATCAGCGAACATCTCTGTCAGTTTTTTTACATCAAACATTTATTCCCTCTTATTAGGCTCTAATTTCCATTTTTATCCTTTAGGGGTATATTTCCTCGTCTAACCGTTTAGAATTGATTTTAGACCCCTTGTAGGACGTTGTAGGGGTATTTCTGTATCACGTTTAACCCCTAACCAACTTTCAAAGTGTGGGCAATCCCTCGGACACCGTAAGGCCGTATACCCAAAAACCTCACATTTTCGGCGGTCTCCATCACTTACATCATGCCCACAAGCCGGATTCATCTGTAACATAGCCACCTCACACAAAAGGACAATCACCTAAAGGTTGCATAAACTTGTTTACTGCTCCGTCAAACTGCATCTCTATCGTTGCCCCAGGTTCCCCGTGTCTGTTCTTGTCTATCTTGATACCTTTAGTCTTGCGATCCTCGGTCTTATTCCACAAGAGAATGACTTGTGCCGCGTCCTGCTCCAAATCACCGCCCTCACGTAACTCACTCATACTCGGTTCTTTAGTCGCTAACGACTCTGACACTCGGTTAAGCTGCGCCAAGAGGACTACACAGACATTCAGTTTCTTTGCCATCCTACGGAACTCATGTGATATCGCTCCTATCTCCGCATAACGATTTCCCTTGTATGACGTTTCGGGAGTTACAAGCTGAACATAGTCTACAAAGATTACGTCACATCCCCTTGCATACCGCCTTATATCTCCCAAGGTATAGATATCATCATGGAACTCCATAAAGTCTTTTAGTTCTGACAAGGACTTATTGGCATCCTCGAATATCTGCGGCTCATTCCCAACAAAGGATTGCGCTCTAGTGATCCGGTTAAGCACTATCCCCGACTCCCTCGCAAGTATCCTTTCGTAAAGTTGCTTGTTGGTCATCTCAAGAGAAAACATACTTGTCTTTACTCCTGCCCTTGCAAGGTTAAGCATTATCTCAAGTGCAAAAGCTGTCTTACCTACACCGGGTCTAGCAGCCACGATACAGATATCACCCCGGAATAGTCCGTTAAGGTCATTGTCAAGGTCACTAAAGCCGGTATCAAACCCCTTATCCGTCTGCGGAGTAAACATCTTCGGCGCGTACTCTTTGATAATCGAGTCTATCGTGTGCGTCTTTTTGTTATCATCCAAGGACTCAAACACCCTCATGATCTCGTCCATTGACTTACCGGAGTTGTAGGCCGTATCTATGACCTTCTTCTTGTACTCCGCGTGGATGATATCTGCGTACTTCGATATCTCTACTGACGTACTGACCGAACTGATACAATCGTTTAGGACTCCGTTTATCACATCTTCCGGATAATAATCTGACCGTATCTGACTCTTAATCAAAATCGGGTCAAGTTGTCCGTCACTTACCAAAAACTGAAAATATATCTGCCCTAGTAAATCATCCGTGAACTCATCCGGAGTAAGCGATATATTCTCTTTTTCGCTTGCATCCAAAAGCAGACAACCTATAACCGCCTTTTCCGCTTCGTAACTCATGCGAACGTCTCCCTTATGAACTCAAGCAAAGGTTTCTCCCCAGGATTCTTTGTAATGACCATAGCCATATACTGTGCCGTGGCAACCGGATCGCTTGTCTCATAGCACTTCTTGAAGAACAATGCCCTTGTCTCATCATTCCCACGTCCGGGATAATTGTTACTTGAGTTTGTATAAAACGCGTCTATGACTGACTTCTCATGCGATCTCGCCTCCTGCAACTTCCGAAGGTGGAAAAAGATATTTGCCACACAAGGCAGAAACTCTATTGTCTTGATATGCTCGTTAAAGGCATACTCCACATCCGCATACTCGAAGTCCTTTAACTCGTCATACCAAACATCCAAGGCACTCTTTGTTGTCAAAAACTCTTTACCGGGATATGCCTCGGCTACTCTATCCCTCAAAATCTTAAATTCAGCTTTCGTCATTAGCCCACTCCTCTACTACCTCGTTTGTGTTTATCTGCGGTTTCTCGTTTAGGTAACTCTCAAAGTGACTCGGAGTAAATAACGTATCCGGTCTCAAGTATGTATTCATCCTCGGATCGTTAAGCCACGCCTCACACTTGTTATCAATCACTTTGCAGAAGTCCTCATAGGTGTACCCATCCTCAAGTCTGGCGTTGATATGTTTCCTAGTCGATTCTGTCTGCCACTTAAATTTTTTGCCGGTCTTATTATTCAAGTACACTACTATGTCTTGTATAACTTGTTTATTATCAATATCTTTATCCTCTAAAGAATTAGATATAGAATTAGATATAGATATAGAGCAATTGACGTCACGTGTGACGTCACGTGTAACGTCACATTCATCTTTTCGCTTATCAGCAAGTGCTTTTTGCTTCTCTCTCCAACGCCTAGTACGCTCCTTACCCTTTTCACGGATTTTGTCAAGGTCATCAACGCTTTGGTACTTTGCCCAATTAGATATCATGTATACGTTGTCTACTACCTCAATCATGTGCAACTCTTGAAACAGAACCAATGCCCTTTGAACATCCCCGACACTCATATTGAACCTGCTTGCAAGCATCTCGTTCGTATATGGGATTTCATTCGATATGGTCAAGAAACCGTTATCGTTACACTTTCCGGCAAGGCATAACAACTTGATCCATGCGAGTTGTATCATCTGCTTATCTGCGAGTGAACTAATAGCATCAAACTTCTCATCATCAAAGATGTCCGTAGTTATCTTTATCCACTTAACTTCTGACATTCTATTCACCCCTCGCATATAAAGGATCAATGACCACGTACTTACCTTGTTTCAAAAACTCATAAACCATAGCAAGTGCCTCACCTACTTTGTCATACATGAAAGTCACACCTGCAAACGTAGGATTTTCTGCTCCGTCTGCATCCTCATAGACATCTACTCTTATCATGCTTTCCTCCTCTCACCATCAAATACTCCAACTCCGACTCCGCTACTCCATTGCCGATAGGGATAAACACCGACTTACAATCTACACAAGTAAGCGTCATATCGTATCTAGCCTTTAGTCTCCCGGAACACTCCGGGCATTGTGAATTATTCTTTAAGTTCATACGTCCCCCTTGAGATAATCCTCTATCTCCATCTGACCAGGCAGAGGCTTTTCTACCTCTAGTTCCTTGCAATACTCCTCATAGTCTGTTAAGATTTCCTTCTTACCGACCATACCTCTGTTGTCATAAATGAGATATTTTGAGGTAAGAAAGGCTAAAAACTTCTTGATTTCACTCATATTTTTATAATGGTATTATAATGTTATATTGACATATAAATAATATGTCCTACCAATCCTCATTTCCGTCCTCATCCAACAGATAAAACCGCATCCCGTAGTTGTATTTTCCATACTGTAAGGCTTGTAACCATGTAGGAAACTCTTTTACATTGCCGGGATCGTCCCAGGGAACTACCTTATACATTAGTCCACCCCCATTTATCGTATACTAACTTTGACTCATCCCAATCCGGATAAAAACTCTTTAGATACCCACGAAACAATGTGTGCATCTCGTCATGGTATAAGCCGTTATCCAACATCTGGTGATGATAAATACATCCTAAACCACCATTTTGTTCTATTCCTAAACCTCCTTTGGAACCGCGTCCAAGATAGTGCATAATTTGTAAGTCACCTATACCGGCTTCGTTTGACATTCTGTATCCTAACCGGCAAAATATACACGTTTCGTTGTCCCGTAGGTGGATTTTCTTACGCTCTTTTGCAGAGAACTCGCAAGCATTAGACCGTTTGCTCATATACGTGTTCCTTTCCTTCAAAGAGTTGTCCAAAGATCGCAACCAGGACATTTACCACAATGCTATTTCCGAACTGCTTATAACATTGACTCGCTGAATTGACCGCCAACATCTTTGTGATATCTTCATCCGATACATCCATGAGCCTGCCACACTCTCTAGGAGACAGTTTGAATATGCCGTACTGTTCTCCATCCTTTGCCGTATAGAGATAGTCCTCTAAAGTCTTTTCCTCATCCATAGCTTTTACCTTCCGTAAAATAAGATTATCCTTTTGTACTGTTGTTAATGTGTTGCATCTACCATCTTCACGTGGTTCAAGACGTTGCATATTAGCACGTTGTTCTGATATCTCATGCCGTTCGTACCCCCCCCCGAATCAGTTTTCCATACTCTGTTCTTTTGGGAGTCAACGCCCTACCTCGCATTGCTACACATTTAATGTTTTCATATTCCATTTCTTCACCACAAGCGGTTTATCTGATGAAATATGTGCCGGGAGTGCATACACGATACCCCCCCCATGAAGAACCCTATCCGGGTCTCTATCACGTCTCTCTGACACACCTAAACCACCTAAAACTATGATTTTCTTTTCCATCTCTTGATTACCAATCCGTTATTGCCCATAGCGTTGATAGCAGCTCCTAAACCTTTTGTTGAGTAAACTCTATCCTGCTGATGATATTGTTTACCCCATATCTGCGTACTCGCCCCCCCTATGAGGATTACTTTCTTTTCCATCTTTTAACTACCTTTGGTTGTAAGTTCCCGCCTGCACAAGTTGGGATAGTTGGACACGTACCCCCCCCTACCATATATGCGGTTAGCACTCTCAAATGTGTGATCCTGCGAATTGTCCATCTGACCGATTACTATTGTCTTTTTCATATCTCTTTATTGTCTTAACTATTGAGTTTCCGGCTCTTAAACAAGGGGAACACCCCCCCCTATGCCAGACACGGTT